GAAGCCAATTTTTGGTTGGAAGTTGTTTGTATCAACTGCACGAACCATTTGTAAAGGAACGTATGGGCAGTAGAATAAACCTGCGTCATAAGCGTTAGAACCTTTGTAACCAACAACTGCATATTCTGAAGATGCTGATGTTGGAGCATATGGATCAATATACACTTTGATACGACCAAATAAAGTACCAGCGAATGTGTTACCTGTATCATCAACTGTTAGGTTTACTTGTGACTGTAAAGCTGAGTTGTAATCAAGGATACCAGCCATTGCTAAAGCAGAAGCAACATCGCTTGAGCAAATCATAACATTACCTTTGCCTCTACGAGTTGTCTTAGCGATAGTATTAGCTTCACGTTCAATTTGGAATGCTAAACCTTTAACTTTTTCAACCATCCAACGACCGTTAGAATCAGTATCAAGGTCAAACTTACCAACAGCTGTTGTGCCTACTTGGCAACCTGTTTTAGCAGTACCGTAGATTGTTCTTACAACTTCACGGTTGATTTCAGCAAGAATTTCAGCAGACAAGATGTTTGCTAATTCTGTTTCTGCATCTAAACCATGAACTGCTTTAAGGTCTTGTGCTAATTCAATTGAGTATTCTGCTTTTAATGCTCTTGTTTTAGCAGTAACAGTTACTTTTTCAATTGAGAATGCCATTTCTTGGAATGTTAAATCTTCAGCAGTAGCTGTTGCTAATGCTGTGCAAGCTGCAGCGTTACCAACAAATGTGTTAGCAGTGGCAGCGCCAACTGCAAGAGCAGTTTGAGCACCAGAAATACCACCAAAACCTGTGTTAGCTTCGTTGAAGAATGCTTCTGATGCGCCTGCGGTCACATTAGATGTGCTATATGATGAACGCATAGCGAAGATTAAACCAGTTGGGCCTGTCATTGGTTGAACACCACATACATCGTATGCGATTAAGTTCGGTAATGAACGGCGAACTAAACTGATTAAGATTGGATCAAAACCGGCAACTGGACCACCAGCAGCAGCGCCGCCACCAAAACCGCCTGTACCAGCAGAGTTAGCAGGTGCTGTTTCTTGTAACATTTGACCAGATTTCTGCATTTCTACCAGCTTGGTTTTCAAGAATAACAGCAGTTACAGCCTTACGATAAGGGTCTTTAATTGCAGGTAAGTCAGGATGGTCAAGAACACCTTCCCACTTTTTCTGTAATGATTCGGACAAATACATTTTTTATCTCCTAGATAATTACTATTTAAATTTTTGTTTTACTAATTGCGTTTGATACTGCAGCTACAAATGGGTCATTGATGACTTTCTTTTCGCCTTCAGCATCTTCAACTTGTTCGTTGAGTTGTGATTCATCTGCTTTTTTAATACCAGATGGGAAATAATTCTCACGGATTGTTTCAAGTTTGTTTTTGTATTCGTCCTCTGTGGAGAATTCAACACTCTCTGCGAGTGATTTGATTTTTTCAACTTGAGTTGATATGAGACCGTCACACACTTCACGAGTTACTTCATTTTTGCGTGATTCAACAAGAGCTTTTTTAAACTCTACACCACGCTCAATTTCTTCGTTTAACTTAGATTCAAGTTCTTCAACTTGACCAGCTAATTCGTCAACGAGGTCAACTTTTTCAGCAGGAACATCAATATAGTGTTCTGCAAATAGATTGCGTAAACCTGCGATGAAGTCGTCTGTTAATTCTGAGCGTAAGCCAGATTCAATAGCGATTTCATTGTCTGCCATCCATTGTTCAACAACATAAGAAAGGTAATCATCTACTTTTTCTGTTAAGTCGTTACGAACAGATGTAATTGCTTCTTCAAGCATACCAGCATATTCACTTTCAATTTCTTCTTGAATTTGTGAAATACGGTCTTGAACACGAGCTTCGAAAATTGTAGAAACTTTTGATTTGAAATCTTCAGAAATGGTAGAATCGTCAGCAAAAAGGGCATCAATGTCCTCTTTCATTTTTTTCTTCATTTCTTCTTTTTTCTTCATATCTTCGTCATCGTGCATTTTTTCAGCAATAACACCATCTTCTTCGTTTTCTACTTCTTCTTGTTTTGCAGAAGCTGTAGAAGCGTGAGTTGTTGGTGCAACAGCAGATTTAGCTTTAACTGCTTTAGACGCGTCAAGTTTATACTTGTCGTAGATATCGCCATCAGCTTTGTTATTTTCTAAATCTTGTTTTGGTCCACCTAGGTCTACGACCTCTGCGTCCGATTGGTACTTGTGCATTGGTTCAGCGGGTGCGGATTGTTTGCTTGATGCAAGGGCTTCAGCAGCTGCTTCCATGAGTTTATTTGTTGCCATTAGGAATCTCCTTATGATTTCTTATTTATAAAATTAAAGTTTTCTGAGGTAATTTTCAAACATTTTTAAGGCTACTTCTTCAATTTGTCTTGAAGATGCCTTACGAATTTGCGTTTTTGCACGGTCAAAGTCAGCTTCCACAAACTTGCCTTCAATAAACATCCATTCTTTATTTTCCATGATGCCATTGACAAAGGCGCCTGGCGCTGATGGATCCGCAACAATGTCTGCCGCTGTTGCTAATTTTAGGTCATCTTGGACTAGGTTATAACCTTCTCTAGTTTGAGTGACGGAGCCTAATGCTCTTGATGAAACACCAATACTCACATCATTGTCAATAAAGTTTTTAACTATTTGACCATAGGGTGTTTCGAGAATAAGAGCTTTACCATAGAATGTATTTCCATCTTCGACAAGGGAAACAATCTTATGAGATACTCTTTCAAGATTAATTGATGGTGTATCAGGATGACCCAACTCACCTAAAGCACGATTTGTTTTAATGTATTCTTCATTATAACGCTTTACTTCGTTTCGTAAAGTGTCCATTTTATACATACGATTATTGCGATTAACTGTATCGCCTACTAAAAAAGTACCTTCAATAAATAAATTCTTTTTACCACTCTCTGCCGTTTCGGTAAGATAGGTTACATTTTCAATGGTTTCTCTGATTAGTTTCATTTTAGAATCCTGTTAATGCCACATTGTAAGATGTGTCTTTTGTAATTTCCATAACAAGTGAACCGCCAGTAGCAATCGTAATTGCAAGATTAGCTGTTGAATTATTTGCAATTGAATGTCCATATTCATCTAAACGCATTTCACCAGCACTATGTAAAGATAACATAGGAACATTATTGCGTGTAATTGAAATGTTACCGTTTGTTGACCAGGTGACCCTTTTAATCGCTGATGAATTAACTGTTTCACCAACATTAACAGTATTAGCTGCCAAGTCTTGTAAATTAATAGTATAGGTGCCAGGATCAACACAACGAAGTATTGATGATGACCTTTGAGTATTTTTTAATTCGAATGCCATTTTATTTTAATCCTAATCCGGCTCTTCTACGCATAGACATTTTTCGTTTGATTAATGTTCTGCGGAGCTTTGCTCTCCTGGTTGTTTTCCATGACCGTTTTAATAAACGGGCTTTTTTTAATCTTACTGTTGCTGGTATTCGTTTAACTGTATTACCAGAAATACGATAACCCTTTATACCTGAACGTCTTCTGTTCTTTTGAACAACAATTCGTCCTTTAGCATTTCTTCTTATCCTACGGCGAATCTTATTGATTCTACCCATCTTAATGATGTTGGTATTACGGCGAGCAACCTCTTCAAGTTTTTCTACTTCTTCAAGCCTGTCTGCGGCTACATATCGCTTAGCACTTTCTGTGCGTTCTGCAACCATTTCATCAAGACGGTCAAATAATACTTTCTTTGCTTCGTCTAATTTATTTTGTAATATTAAATTAACAAAATTTAACACTACATTCTCTTTTGCGAAAATTCAGCTGCTTTTTGTAAATGTTGGCGTGACTTACCAACCATATCTTCAAACTTCTTTTTATTTTCATCGTTCAAATTTTTATGAATGGTAATGATTGCATGAGCAGTTTGCACATCAACCTTACTTGAAGTTCCGTCATTATGCTTTACCATACCAAGTTGACGATTATCTTTAATCTTTTGCAACTGTGCTATAGCATTTTCATTAATGCTATTTATACCGTTTTCCAAATCTTCTGCCTGTATGTTAGAATCAACACCAGGACCATAAGGAACACTAAAATATTTGTTAATTTTGTTGTTAAAATAAAGAGCAATTTTTTGGCCATTTGGATATAAACGAATGGCTTTTCTCTTTAATACTAATACAAAAGGCGGATCACTTGAATCTGGTGCCTCATTAATTTCTTCGTATTCTTCACGAACAGCTTGTCTTGTTTTTTGAAATAACTGTTTACTTGTAACCAAATCAGTCATTCTTAAAAAAAGCATTTGCATTAAAGCTCGGTCAGCTGGGTTGAAGGTTGGTTTCTCTTCGCCCATTTTGCCTAAAATACGATGAATTCTTTGTATTTGGGACCTGTTTGCTAATCCAGCTCGTACCAATGCGTCAAATTTGGAGTAATCTTGTTTCTCCTCTTCAACAATTGGGTTTTCTTTAAACTCTTTTAAAAGTTTCATACTTATGCTGGACTGTCTTCCGTATCTTGAACTTCAATATCGCTCATCTGGACACCATTGATTTCATTAGCATCCAAGACTTCAATATCTACTTGTTCTTCTTCTTGGTTTTGTTCTACACCACCAAAGGCTGATTTAGCAATTTCAATCTTACGATTTTCAAGTGCTTCAAAAGCTTTAGCAGATAAAATATCTGTGAGTGTTTCTTTAGCTTGGTTAGCTTCACCAGCTGCAAGTTGGTCAATAAATTGTGTTGTTTCCATAATTTTCTCCATTAGGCTTTATTTATGTTACTATACTTTTCAACATCAGCATCAAGCTGAGGTGTTTTTGAATCTTCATTACCACGTTCAGATGTGTTATCTTCTGGAGGATATTGGTCAGGTGAAACTTGTTCACCGCCTTGCATTGTTGGACCACCAGTTCCGTTATTGTCTTCTTGTTTAATTTCATTTTCCATCTGTTCAATATCTTCATCATTCATCTGAAGAATATTCTTACGAACCCATTTAGATGAATAATAACGACCAATATATGGGTCAACTGTCTGTAATAGATTTACTCTTTCACGGAGCAGTTCAGCATCACGCATTTCGGTAAAGTTATTATCTTTAAGGAAGTCGTAGTAAATGGCTTCTTTAAAATCTTCCCATTCTTCTTGTGTGCAAATACCTTTGAGCACCAATTGAACACGAAGAGCTTGGTCAAAAATTTGAGAAAATTTGTTTCTTAACCTTTGAACAAATTTAGCAAACTTAACTTCATCTCGTGTTACTTCGGTTGTTCTACCTACACCAATCATACCACCTTGTTGTGGTTCTAATCTTGAAATAGGCACATTCAATGACTGTAATAACTTTTGACGGAAATACTTTACATCTTCTAACTCGCCAAGATTTTGACCAGCTGGTAATGTAGTAATTTCTGTTCCTTTACCACCTTCACGGCGAGGTAACCAGAAATCTTCAAGCATTGACATGTGCTTGCGGTCATCTCTTAATTCGCCCGTCTGAGCATCATAAACCATTTTGTTACGATATTTAACCATAACATCACGAAGATATTGTTCGGCTTTACCTTTTGGTAAATTACCCACATCAATATAAAATATGCGTCTTTCAGGTGCTCTTGATATACGGTAAATAACAATTGCATCCTCAATCATTCTTAATTGATTAAGTGGTTTAATTGCTTTATGTAAAAACGAAATAACGAATGTATTTTTAGCATCCATTAAACCTGAATTTACATTGATAATAGATTCTGGTGCAATTCTCAACCCAGCATTTACGCTAGATGTATAAGATTGTGTTGTTGTACCTTTATCATTGTAAACAAAATACTCAGCGATAGAAGCAATAATCTGAGCGCCCGTTTTAGGGTCACGCTCTTTTTTAATTTCACGCACTTTACGAATCTTGCGTGGATCAATATATCTTAATTCTTTGATACCTTCTTTAGGCGACTTTTCATCAACAACTACATGAAAATTAATTCTGCCGTCAATGTACCAACGCTTGAACAAATCATCAGCCAGATTGCTAAAGTTAAGCATCTTCTGAATGTTATTGTATTCTTCAAGGATTTTCTTTTTAATAGATTCAGGCTGCTTGAGCTTATCTAAAACAATATTAGCTACTTTGCCTGTTTCATCATGGGTGATGGCTTCGTTGACAATATCGTCAATCGCCATTTCTAATTCGGGGTGATTTGCCATCTCACGA